CACGCTCTGAATCGATCCAGGGCTCTCCTAGTGTCTCCTACGGGCTCTGGTAAGTCTATGATGATCTACCTGCTGTGTCGTTGGATGTTGGATAAAAACCCAACAGGAAAGCTGCTGATAATTGTTCCAACCACCAGTCTGGTTGCTCAGATGTTGGCAGATTTCCGGGATTATTCCAAACAAGACTCTTGGAAAGCAGATCGAAACATTCATACAGTAATGTCTGGAAAAGATAAAACTTCCACTAAACGAATAATTATTTCCACTTGGCAAAGTATTTACAATCAGCCATTTTCTTACTTTGATGACTTTATGGGAGTGTTTGGAGACGAGTGTCATTTGTTTAAAGCTAAATCGCTTTCTTCCATTATGAGCAAGGCCAAGAAAACAAAATACCGTATAGGCACAACCGGTACTTTGGATGGTACACAAACACACAAACTGGTTATCGAAGGGCTGTTTGGACCGACGTATCACACAACCACAACGAAAAAATTAATTGATCAGGATCTACTTTCACAAATTAATATTGATTGCTTACAACTTCAATACTCTCCGGAAGACATTCAAACAACAAAGAAGATGACGTACGTGGATGAAATACGTTGGGTTGTTAGCAATCCTAGACGCAATCAGTTTATTAAAAATTTGTGCAGTAAACTGACAGGCAACACTCTAGTTCTTTTTAACTTTGTGGAACTGCAAGGAAAGCCGTTACACGAAATACTACAAAAAGATTCCACAAAGCCGGTTTACTTTATTCACGGTCAAACAGAAGTAGACGAACGTGAACAGATCCGTAAAGCGGTAGATAAAGGATCAGATTCTGTACTGTTGGCTTCTTACGGAACTTGCAGTACTGGTATCAATATTAAAAACATCCACAACGTAGTTTTTGCTTCTCCGTCTAAATCTATTATTCGTGTTTTACAGTCGATCGGTCGTGGATTACGAAGAAGCGATACCAAGCAACAAATGAAATTATTTGATATTGCAGACGATCTGCGTTACAAGAGCTACACCAATCACGGAATGAATCATCTTGGTGCCAGACTAAAAATATATACTAATGAGAGATTTCCGTACAAGTTGATTTCTATTCAGTTACCAAAGGAGTCCAATGAGAAGATCATACAAGATACTCAAAATGAAATCGGGTGAAGAAATTATTGCAGACGTTCGTAAAACTAAAGACGGTAAGCTTCGTCTTCATCGACCCATGGTTTTCAAGACTATGGTTTCTTCCGATTTGTTTGGAGGCATGCGAGAAATCTTTATGCTCAAGAATTGGTTGATTCTTTCGTCTGAAGTAAAAACACTTATTTCTCCAGACACAGTGAATGCAATTTTAGAACCAACAAAAGAAGCAAGTAGTTTATACGATGCAGAAAAAATTAAAGAAGATTTTCGTTTTAGTGGTGTGAAAGCAAAACGGAAAGAACCACTTTTACCTCCCCCAAATCTACCTGAAATAAAGGATCAATCTGATAGCTTTTTGGACAATCTTCAGAAGAAATTAGAAGATATGATGACTAATTTAGACGATCCTGCTGAAAATGAATCTAACCTAAAAGATCTTGCAAAACCTAAATTTGATGATAAAATGATATTCATGAACATGGTCTTTTCTCCCGAAGTTATCGTTGAACTTCTTCGCTCAGGAATACTTGATCGAAAAGATTTTGGTGAAATGATTAATGAAATAACCGATGAAAATGGAGAGGGCATGAACCCTAACAAATTCACCGGTGATAAGAAGGATAATAAAAATTTGGGTAATGAGTGGACGGATTGGAATGCTGATCCGTCCTCTGAGGACTACAAGTAACTAATATTCCTTTTTTACTCAGACAATATATTATATCAGGAAATTTATAGCATGTCAAGTGGAAAACCTAAAAAAGATAAATTAAAAATAAAAACAGATAAAACGATAGAAAAGAAATTAGAAAAACAATTAAATAATGATCATTACGTAGACAATAAACAGTTTTTACTGGAAATGGTTAAGTGGAAAAAAGAAATAAGAGAAGCTGAAGACAGTGGAGACGATAAGCCCCCTGTTTCTGAATATATCGGAAGTTGCTTTCTGAAGATCGCAGAACGATTATGTTCAAAATCCAATTTTATGAATTATCCGTACAAGGATGAAATGATTGGAGACGGAATTGAAAATTGTTTGATGTACGCACACAATTTCAATCCACGTAAATCCAAAAATCCATTTTCTTACTTTACTCAAATAATCTATTACGCGTTTCTCCGTCGAATAGAAAGAGAAAAAAAGCAAGCTTATATAAAATTTAGGTTGACAGAAGAGATGGATGATGGTACACTTCATAAGTGGTTTAAAGAAAATTATTTCGATAAATCTAATGAACGTGAAGCATTAACAGAACATTTTAATATTTCTGAACGAGATATTGAAAAGTATGAACCAAAGAAGCGCAAGAAGCGTAGTAAAAATAAATCATGAAAATTGCAGTTATTGGTGATACCCACTTTGGGGCCAGAGGCGACTCTCCCCTATTCTTGAATCATTTCTTAAAGTTTTTTGAGGAACAGTTTTTTCCTTATCTTAAGGAACATGGTATCACCAAAGTGCTCCATCTTGGTGATCTGTTTGATCGTAGAAAGTTTATTAACTTTAATACACTACATCACACCAAGAAGCGATTTGTGCAGTGGTTTGAAACTAATGGAGTAGAACTGCACTGCATTCTTGGTAATCATGATGTATTTTACAAGAACACAAATCGTTTAAATTCTCCTAAAGAAGTACTGGGAGAATGCCACTCTTCGTTTCACCTTTACGAAGAACCAACTGAAGTATGTTTTAATGGTGCAACTATTCTGATGGTTCCTTGGTTGAATGAAGAAAACAAAGAAGAGTTTTTAAAAACAATCAAGGACAGTAAAGCAACCATTTTGGCTGGGCATTTGGAACTGAGTGGTTACGAAGTCATGCCGGGTATAAAGTTCAATGAAGGCATGAGCGACAAGTTCTTAGAAAAGTTTGATATGGTGCTGTCTGGTCATTTTCACAGCAAGAGTTCTAAAGGTAATGTTCACTATCTTGGTACTCAATACCAGATGACCAGTATCGATACAAACGAAGTAAAGGGATTTCACGTTCTAGACACAGAAACCCGAGAACTGCAGTTTATTCAAAATCCCATGAAGATGTTTCATAATGTGGAGTGGAGAAACGGTACACTAATTGAAGGATTTGATCCTGCACGATATAAGGGAACTTACGTCAAGGTTTTGGTGTACGAAAAGAAAAGCGAAACGAAGTTTGATCAATTCTTGGATAGCCTTTATGCAGCAGAACCTGCCAGTGTTAGTATCATTGAAGACCTAAGTGATCGTGTTCGTGAAGAAGGTGAAGTCGATATTTCTGAAGACACACTAAGCTTAATCAATAAAGAGATTGACGGTATGGAAGCAGAAAATAAAGAAGAACTGAAGAATATTGTTCGTGAACTTTATATGGAGAGTCTAGATTGATTAATTTTAAGACTGTTCGTTTTAAGAATTTTGGTTCTTTCGGTAATGCGTTTACTGAAATAGAACTAGGCAAGAACGCAACCACTCTGGTGTGTGGTTCAAACGGCAACGGCAAATCGTTTGCGTTTCTTGATTCTATTTCTTTTGCTCTGTTCGGAAAGCCGTTCCGAAACATGAATATTCCACAACTGGTCAACAGTATCAATAAAAAGAACTGTGTGGTTGAATTGGAATTCACTGTTGGAAAGACAGAATACAAGATTGTTCGTGGTCTTGCCCCAAAGATGTTTAAGATATTCAAAGACGGTGAGCTTTTAAATGAAGACGCCAAGAGTAAAGATTATCAAAACATCTTGGAAGAACAGATTGTGAGCATGAACCACAAAACGTTCTCTCAGGTTGTGGTTCTTGGTTCGTCTTCATTCATTCCGTTCATGCAGTTAACTCCTGCTGATCGCCGTCAAGTGATTGAGAACATTTTGGATATTGGTATCTTCTCAGAAATGAATGGCGTACTAAAGACCAAGATTGGTACTGCCAAAGGAGTGATGCAGGCTATCGAGTCTGAACTA